CTGAAGGTGTTCCACGGCGGTGCTCTCAGCCACTTCTCGGTGCTGCAGCCGGGGGACATCTACTGGTCCCCGAACACGGACGAGCCCTACATCGTCACGTCCCAGACCAGCAACGAGGTCAAGGTCACCAACATGCTCAACGGTGACTCCGCATGGGTGATGACCTCAGGCAAGAACTTCAGCGAGTTCGATGTCGAGTCCCCGCTGGTGAACGAGTTGGAGATCGACAACATCGCCCTGCAGGAGTTCCTGAAGAACTCGATGGGAAGCCACGGCGGCACGCTCACCGTGGCTGGTGTGCCCTCGAAGATCGCGGGCGCCCAGTTCGACCCCGAGGGTGGGCTGCACCTGCTGCTGGACGTGCAGGGCGATAACCTCATCGACTACAACCTGACCAAGGCCACGGGTGTTCCGCTGCTCTACGCCCCGGCCAAGCAGCCGAACTCCGCGAGCCTGTTCAAGCCGACCTCCCTCACCGACCCGGACGGCTCCATCACTCCCATTCTGATGAGCATCGCCACGGGCAAGCCCGTGGTCACGACGAACTCCGTTCCCGACCCGGTCAAGGCAATCTCCGTCATCCCGGACAAGTACCTCACGACCCCGACCACGATCTACTGGGACGACGCCACCGGGAGGTTCTGGAGGAACGACGCCCACAACAACCCCACCTTCTACGACGAAGATGCGGGTGAGTGGCTCACTGGTGCCCCCTCGGGCTGGGTCGGTGGAGTAGTGCAGATGGACCAGATGAAGCCCGTCATCGCGGCCAAGGAGCCGGGTTCGGTGTTCGTCGGCTACCACGACGACTGGAAGTACCAAGGCAACGAGACCTACACCCCGCCACAGAAATACTCCCTGTACGAGGTCACCCTCGACAACGGCACCAAGGAGCTTGCCCTCTCCAAGACCGTGGGCGGAGACTTCTTCTACGTCAACGGGAACGGGACGGCGGCTACCAAGCTGAAGGCTGGCGATATTGCCGGTACCAAGCTGATCTTCGACCCGTGGCACCCGCAGGAGCTTGCCGCTCCTCCTGTGTCAACCACTCCGACGGCCATCCCCGAGGTCATCGACGCCCTCTCGGGCCTGCCGGTCCAGATCCAGTCCATCGACAGGATCGTGAAGTGGGAGTCTTCCAACGGGGCTGTCGGCTACGCCGTGCAGCACGGCAAGGACGGGGAAGCCACCTACTACGGCGGTCAGTCCACGATCTCTCTCGCGAAGGAGAGTGTGGACAACCTGCTGAAGGGGATGGGAAACCTCGGCACGGGCACGGTGCTCTACACCGGCCCGGACTACGACTCCAAGGCGCCCACAGGAGATACGGGCTCCACGTGGATCGCAGGCAAGTTCGAGATCCCCGCTGGGGCCGTGGTCTACAAGACCCAGATCGGTGGCAGCGCTGAGGAATACTTCGTCTACTCGACCAAGGGTGCCAACGGCCCGTGGACCATGATCGGTGGCGACGGCACCAACTACGGCAACACCTCCTTCCCGAGCGCCGGGTTCTCCAGCAGCGAACTCTTCGCGGGCACGGACGTGTTCGGCATCGACAACAACCAGTTGATGACCGAGCCGAAGCCGGAACTCAACGGGTACGTTCCTCCGGCTGGGGCCAAGATCTACAAGAGCGCCAAGAGCAAGTGGTCCAGCACGGGCAACCCGATCTACTACGTGCAGCCCTCCATCAACGAGGACTTCTACACGCTGGATCAGGACGGCACGCTGGACCTGAGCAGCGGTCTCAGTCCCTCGTACCTGAAGGACATGCTCGACATCGGGGACTACGTCGATGTCCAGTGGGAGGACAAGAAGTCCTTCAACGGCTACGTCCCGGTGGCCGGTGACGAGGTCTACCAGACCAACGACGGCTTCTACATCGCCAAGAACAGCGGCAAGGACGGGTTCCTCTACTACGACAAGAACGGGATGCAGGTCGTCCAGTGGGACGCTGCCGACGGGATGCAGTGGCTGAACGAGTCTCCGTACACCCACGTCTGGCCTGAGGGTCAGGCCGGGACGGTCTCCCCCGTACCGACGCTGCACACCGTGACGATCCAGCAGGGCAGTGGGGTCTACGCCAAGATGGCCAACGGCGTTGGCATCGAGAGCATCACCGACCACGACACACTGGATGCCCTGTACGAGGCGACCAAGGCCAAGCCGGTCGCCCCGGGCACGAAGCTCTTCTACTACAAGGCGAACACTGCCTCCGGGTCGATCTACTACCTGCACGCTGACGGCACGGTGGAGGTCACCTCCCCGAACATGCAGTGGCAGTTCAGCGAGAGTGCCTACGAGGTCCACGAGATTGACGAGGCCCACGGCTTCCATGAGGTGGACCTGTCCACGGTCTCCGAAGCTCCGGCCCCTGTGGTGGTCCCCGAGCCCGACGGCCACAAGGCCTCGGAGATGGGTCCGGCCAACAGCCTGAGCGACTTCGTCAACGGCGTCGTGACCTACGTCCCGGATAACGGGACGTGGTTCAAGGTCGAGAGTGCGAACTGGTCTCCGGGCACGGGGATGACCAAGCTCACCGTGTCTGAGCAGTGGGATGGCTCGAAGTGGGCTGTGATTCCCAGTGGGACCAAGCAGGTCATGGTCAACGAGGCATGGGTCAAGGCTGGCTCTGGAGTGCCTTCTGTGGCTCCCGTAGTCAAGCCCCTGACTGATGACAAGGCCTCGTGGCCCGGGGAGTTCCTGAAGGGTGGTGAGGTCCCGAAGATCGGCATGCAGGTCACCGGCAAGGGGCCGATGTCCGGCGTGATCGTCTCGATCTCCAAGGACAAGACCAAGGTCACTGTCCTGACCGACAAGGGCGTGAAGTCCTCGCGGCAGATCTCGGCGCTGAGCTTCAACTACATGGGCTCGGTCTCCGTGCTCGGCCCGGTGAAGTCGGTTGACATCCCCGAGCACGACGTGGCGATCAACAAGAAGCCGGTCAAGGAGATCTTCGCTGACCTGTTCGCTGCCAAGTCGGCGGTCATCAACGGGATTATGAATGCCCACCCGGGCATCCTGAAGGGCTACACCTTGGCCACCAACGCCACGGCGCCTTCCGGCAAGAAGTACGCGCGGGTGACCATGACGCTGAGCAAGGAGCAGCGCAAGAAGCTCGTGTCGATGCTCAGCATGGGCCAGCAGCCCAACACCGTCATGGGTGACTGGGCCAAGGCGCAGGTCACGATGGGAGACCTGAAGCAGGGCCAGAAGGTCTCGTTCCGCTACAGCAGCAGCAAGAGCAAGTGGATTCCGAACAAGGCCGCGACCGACAAGGCCACGCACGAGATCGTGGACGTTGGCCCGTGGACCGACGGAAAGTCCCTGATCGTCTTCCGTGACCTCGAAAACCCGGGTTCGAAGTTCATCGAGCAGGAGTTCACCGACATGAACTCCGGCGGTTCCCCGTTCACCGTCTACACCTACGAGTGGGACCCGAACGTCCCGGCTCCGATACAGCCTGCCAGTGGTCAGGGCAAGGTCAAGATCTCCGCTGCGGCAGCGTCCATGGGCTGGGCCAAGGTCGAGTCCGGTGACCAGTTGTTCTCCAGCTTCGAGGACAACGGGGGCAAGGCGTCCAACCGCGTCCTGCTGGTGGAGCCCGGGAACAAGGTGACGAGCGGCAAGGGGATCAGCGTCTACGGAAGCTCCCTCTACAACAACTCGGTGCGGGCCAAGCTGGCTGACGGCACGGTCATTGAGGTCTCCAACCTCGACACCACCGACAACTACTCCTCCTCCGGAATGGTCGTCATCTCGATCCCCGAGGGCGGGGAGTCGGAGAAGGCCTACGGCAACGCACTGGCGGCACTCGGGATGGACTACATCCCGACCACGCAGGCCAGCATCAAGGCCTCCGTGCTCCCGATGCTGCGGGGTCTGGTCAAGGTCAGCCCCGGCGATCTGGAGACGCTGGGCGGGATGTCCGAGGCGACGATCTTCAAGAAGATCGGGGAGCCCATCGGGATTGACGATGTGGGCTGGCAGGACGTGTCGGTGCGCCTCGACCCGAACAACGGCGCTCCGGCCTACTACTGGTCCGACCGGGTACGGGAGGCGATCCTCGCGAAGAACAACTGGGACGTGGTCCAGCGCGGTGCGAGCAGCGGGGACGCTGACCGGATCATGTCCGTGGTCAAGTTCGGCTCTCCCGCCACCAACATCCGGAACGTGGCTGGTCTGGGCGGCAGTGGGATCTCGGTCAGTCAGGACAACCACCACAACACCAGTGGCGGCTCGTACATGTCCGGTGGCCAGATGACCTACAACAACCCGAGCGGCAAGTTCACGCAGAACAACAAGATGGGCATGGGCGGCGGGCAGATGATGGTCGTGCACCAGCCTGCTGCGGTGCTCGGGCGCATCCTCCCGTTCCAGCCCTCCTACGGCCACTCCGACCTGTTCGGGGTCGGGCACAGCGGATCGAGCATGATCCACGACGTGACCATCGGTCAGGCCAAGAACCACTCCTCTGACTTCTACGTCGGCAGCGGGATGGGCTCTGAGGGGATCGCGTTCATCGGGGTCTACAGCGAGAACCAGAAGACGCAGGCCATCGCGCGTCTGGCCAAGGAGGGCATCACCCACCTCAACGGTCGCCCGCTGGACGAGGTCATCAAGCCCTACAGCGAGTTCACGCAGTTGAAGCCGGTTGACATGCCGAAGTGGAAGCCGCCGTCCGACCTCGTTCCGATCCTCGACCTCCCGACCCAACTGATTACCGCGCCCGTACCCGAACTCGTGGCCGTCTGACAAGGAGCATGACAATGCAGTTCCCTTCACCAGTGGTCATTGAGGGTCCGGGCTTCCGGGCCTATGCGAAGACTGCACTCCAGATGGCTCCTCAGACCGGCGGCACAGGCTCCAGCATCGAGTGGGGTCAGGGTACGGATGACCAGCACGCTGTGGCCGTCCTATCGCTCTCTGACGAGGGGACCTACATCACTGGACCACTTGCAGGTGAGCGGCCCGGTACCGTCATCCTGCGGCCTCTGGACCCCTACGATGGAGTCGTGCTCTCAGCAGCACGGGTACCGCACCCGCTGGAGGTGCTGAAGGCCCAGATCCTGCACGGAGGTGGCATGGTGGCAGACGAACTCTCCGCCGTCGTGAACCCGGACAACACGGTCTCGACCCTCCTGCTGGAGACAGGGCTGGGGACGTACGTCCGGTACATGGGCGACTGGCAGCTTCTGAGTTCCTCCTCTGGTGCTCTGGACGACTGCGAGATCGTCACCGTGGGTCCGGACGCCCTCCCCGTGTGGGACAAGGCCGACGCGGCGAACACCTCCCTGAACATCTCCGATCTACCGCTGGAGGTGGATGGGGAACTGATTCTCCCCGCCGACGTGATGCCCGCCCAGAGCCTCGGGGACAACCCCGCTGTGGCCAGCGGAGCGCACATCCCGATCATCGCTTCAGCCTCCGACATTCCGGCGGCAGTCAAGGTGGCCAGTGCACACCCGGAGACGCGCTGGTATGTCTCCCGGATGGCCAAGTCTTTGGGTGCGGTTGACATGATTCCCGAAGGCTGGTGAATCGGTTGCGCATCGACATGATCCCTCCCATCATCTCGGCTGCGGATCTCCCGGAAGCTGTCGAGTTCGGGGATCTGTATCCGCATTCCCGGTGGTACGTCACGAAGAAGGCGCACTCGCTGGGGATGTCCGAGATTCTCCCGGAATCGTGGTGCCTTCCGGATTCGGTGCAAGCGTCCCTGAAGGTGATCACCGCTGCGATCAACGGGCGACCAGTTCGTGGTGAGCACCTCCGCGAGATCATCGCGCTGGCTCGCCGGGACGGCACGCTGCAGCACCCGTCCATCGTGGCCGCGACGCGCTTCGTGGAGTGGGCACACCCTCGTGGTAAGGACGGGCGCTTCATCGAGAAGTTCTCGTTCGTCAACATCTTCGCCAACCCGGACGATCCGCTGGATTCCCCGGACGCTCCCAAGCGCCGGGCACAGATCCGCATCCTCGCCCCCGACGGCGCTCGTGTCTCCTACCGGGATGAAAACGGCAAGTCGATTCCTCCGGACCCGGCCAATGGGTTCCCCTCGATCATCGCGACCAACGACATCCACGACAAGATCTCTGTTGCTGGGGAGGCTATTGCACACCTAGACGTTCCTGAGTCCTCGTCCGGTCACTCCGCACTCACCCGCGTGCGTACGCCGAACGAGCAGCCGATGTCAGCGGCTGCGGCAGAGTGGCATACTTCCAGCGAGGCGCAGGCGTGGGTCCGCAGGACGCAGGAGTTCAACGCGACGGTGGACGATTCCGCCTCACTGAACACACGCGGCGACGTGATCCGGGAGAACCTGAAGTTCGAGAAGATCGACTTCTCGCAGTCCCCGACGGTTGAGGACATGTTCACCAAGATCCGGGAGGGTCAGGCGCCGGAGTTCACCCGGCATCAGGAGTTCGTGTCCCAGACTCTGCGGGAAGCCGGTATCTCCGTAGCGGATGGTGGTCCGGGACTGAACTCGGATCAGGCACTGATGGAGGACGATCCAGAGCATCCCGGGCAGCGGCGGTGGACCCCTGCGACGCAGGCGTACATCGACGCCACTGTGGCCGAGATGCTGGCTGATCTTGATCGTCGTGGGGTCCCCAAGGAGCACCACGGACTGATGATGGGCGGGCTCCCGGGAGCGGGAAAGTCTTCCATGGTTGCGGCCTACGGGCTCGACATGGACAAGTGGGCGGTGTCCAACCCGGACGTGGTCAAGGGGCTCATGGTCCGCGACGGCGTCTACCCCGAGATCAAGGGCCTGTCTCCGATGGAGGAGGCCGGGCCGATGCACGAGTTGTCCTCTGCCATCGCTCACGACTTCACCGGAAAGGTGATGAAGAGCGGCTACAACATGATCGCGGACATCACCATGGGCGGTCACCCGAAGAAGCGCACAGGAGTGACCGGCGCCGAAGGTACTTCCGCTGACCTGAAGGCCTACGGGTATGACCTTGATGCCGTGTTCGTGGAGGTGCCGCTGGCCATGTCGGCCACGTCCCAGAACCAGCGCCACCTCGGTGGTGTCAACCGGCTGCGCACCGGGGTGATGGACAAGGAAGACTTGGTCATGGACCAAGGCGGTCGCTACGTGCCGGAGGGAATCCTCGCGGAGTCCGACATCGGTGGGGATGTCACCCTCAACCGTGCGAACTTCAACAAGATGCAGTCCGAGGGGCACTTCAATCGCTGGTACGTCGTGGACAACACCGCCTACGACACCACCCCGAAGCTGATTGGCTCCGGTTCCGGGCCGGGCCGGGTCCCCAAGTTCACGAAGACCAAGGAGGGGAATCGGGTGAAGATCGTCCTAGACGAAGATCCTTCGATCATCCCCGGGATGTACCCGGGAGATCCTGTCACTGCCCCCGTTGTCCCTGTTGCTCCCGTAGCGGTATAGACAATCAGACACACATAGATGTATACTAGCTACGTGCTGAGAGATGGGAAGAAGAGACATGGCGACACCCCGTGAAGTGAGGAAGGTTGTCGAGGAGTACCAAGACAACAAGACCCCTGCGGCGTTCGAGGCGTTGAAGAAGCTGGTCAGCGAGACCACCTTCACCGTCCAGCCCTTGCAGGTCTACGGCGAGGACCCGTACTGGGACCCCGAGTCATTCACCGACAACGTCTACGGACTGACTTACGACGAAACCACCGAACTGCGCAAAGTGGCACAGTTCAAGGAATAATGACCATGTGATCGTTTTCGCTGGGCAAGACCGTCGCTACACCCTCCCCGGGGGCCTTCAGGCTTCCGGGGTTGAGCATGTAGACGGCTGGGAGCTTCTGGCACTTGCTCAGAACGGCAGCGAATGGGCCGAAGCGGTGCTGGCTAACCTGATGCCAAGCGACATCGAGCCCGGAAACTACCTCGGTGTCCCCGATGATGAGAACGAGGACATCCTCCACGAACTGCTCCGTGAGGTTGAAGGCGGCTACGAACTCTTCGACCCGGAGACCAAGTCGTGGATCATCCCGGATGAGACTCCCCGGGCCACGGTTGACATCACCCACGAGATCGCGTCTGCACTCTACGACGCCCAGTGCAGCGATGGCGCTAGCTTGGCACTGCGGTTCTGCGAACCCCTCGCGTGGCTGCCCCCGAGCAACGATGCACAGGCTGCACCAATGGCCGCTGCAGCAATCGAGCCAGATCCCACTGGGGCAAGCGCCCAGTGGAAGAACTTCGCAGTGGTGGATGACCTAGACCACGGGGCCGTGCTGAACGTGATTCGCCTAGCCCCGGGACCAACTCTGGAGGTCTACACCGGCAAGGAGGAGTGGAAGGAGGACAACACCCTGCTGGCTGACCTGCAGGGAGTCACTCCGCCACTGCTGGTGGAACTGGACGAGACCAAGCTCGGTGACGTACTGCGTCAGGTGGACGAGTTCTACGCCGCGAACCCCACCGGCCCAGAGGAAGACGGCCCGGTGACTGCGTCCATCGAGGACGACGGCTACGAGTACGGCGACGACTACGACGAGATCGAGGTGGAAGGCGAGGACGGGGGCGACGATGCTCTCACCGCCGCCACCGCGAGCCGCAGCAACAAGAACTGGCAGGGCAACTCCGCTGCCGATGTGAAGGCCGGTAACCGGGACGGCAGCCACGGTACCCACAGCAGCACTTCAGGCTGGGACGAGGAGAAGCACCCTCGGGGCGAGAAGGGCTCCAGTAACGGCGGAAAGTTCGTCGCGGTGCAGAAGAGCCTGATCAAGGCCGGGTACCTCGGCAAGAACGACGGCAAGAACGGGAACGGCGCCGATGGCATCAATGGCCCGAAGACTGAGGCTGCGATTCGGAAGTGGCAGAAGCTGCATGGCCGGAAGGTCACCGGCAAGGCCACTGCCGACGAACAGCGCAGTATCACGCACCCGCACGAGTTCGCGTCCAAGAAGAAGGCCAAAGCCGCAAAGGGCAAGGGCAAGAGCAAGGGCAAGAGCGCGTCGCAGTCAGCGGCTCAGTCTGCCGCACAAGCCAAGCAGCAGCGTCAGGCCACAGCCCAGAACGAGGTGAACACCGCCCAGAACAAGGCCGTGTCAACCACCCGTGAGGTGACTGCAGCGTCCAAGGCGATGGCGGCTGCTGCTGCTGCGGCCAAAGCGGACGCCACCCCGGAGAACGTGGCCAACGCCAAGAAGACGAAGGACGCCTACCTGACCGCACAGATTGCGAACAGGCGGGCTCTGGCCGAACTGAAGCTCCTGCGTGCACACCAGAAGACGGTGGCCTCCGCAGCGCCCCTCACCGCCGCGTCTGCGACGCTCTCCCCGCTCCCCGGCGTCTCCCCCGATCCTCGGGCAGAGAAGCTCCGCCGGTACTGGAGCACGGGTGGCAAGGGTGGCTTGAAGATCAAGTGGGGCCTCCCGGGCGACTGGAAGCGCTGCGTGCGCCAACTGACGAAGTACATGGGCCTGAGGTCCAAGGGCTACTGCAACCTCATGCACAAGCGGAATACGGGCCTCTGGACGGGCTCGAAGCTGAACGCCTCGGCAGGTTTCCCGGCCATCGAGGTGAGCTTGCTGGCAGCTATCGACAGTAGGCTGTGGGTCAACGAGGCAGACAGGAAGGCATCCCCCATGAAGGACGGCATCTACACCGAGGTGCAGGACACCGAGGTCACTATGCTCGACACCCTCCTTGCTGGTGGGTTCCCGGTCGCCCCGCCGAACGAGTGGTTCGAGGACCCGAAGCTGGAGGGTCCCACCCCGATCCGGGTTGGTGACGACGGCAGGGTCAGCGGCCACATCGCGACCTTCGACATCGCGCACATCGGCATGCCGGGCAACGTCCGCGCGCCGCGCTCGCGCAGCAAGTACGCCTACTTCCACACGGGCGATCTGGTCACCGCCAGTGGCGCGCACATCCCGGTCGGACAGTTGACACTGGCCGGTGGCCACGCCCCGCTGAGCGCCGACGCCGGTCAGGCCGTCAAGCACTACGACGACACCGCCTCGGCCATCGCTGACATCCACGTCGGTGAGGACCGCTACGGGATCTGGGCCGCTGGTGCGGTCCGCCCCGACGCCTCTCCCGAGCAGCTTCGCGCCCTGCGCGCCTCGGCCCCGTCCGGCGACTGGCGCCCGATCAACGGCTCGCTGGAACTGGTGGCCGTGTGTCAGGTCAACGTCCCCGGCTTCCCGATCATGCGCGCCCGGGTCGCGTCCGGCATGATCACCGCTCTGGTGGCTGCCGGTGCCCGCCCGCTGGCTGAGGCCAAGCTCGCTGCCACCGCCGACGCCGCTCTCGCCCACCGCGTGCAGGTCATGGAGGCCGCTCTGGTGGCTGCCGGTGCACTCGAAATGGACGATTCTCTCGAAGCTGGCTGCAAGCCGAAGAAGAAGTCCCTGACCGCTGACGGGGAAGAGGTTGCCGTCGGCAACGCGATCCCGGTGGGTGACGAGGACTACGAGCCTCTCGCCCCGGTTGACACCGAGGAGGCCACTCCGGTGACCCAGATCAACACGAAGATCGAGGCTGCTCGCGCTGCGATCAAGGAGAAGAAGCGCGCTGAGCTTCGCGCTCGGGTTCACGGAACGGCTCTTGCCGCTGCTGCCCCGGCCATCGTCCCCGAGATCGCTGCTGCTCCGGCCCCCGGTGCTGCCCCTGAAGCCACCAAGGTGAAGACTGTTCCCTCCACCGGGAGCATGTTCGACACGGCCAGCGGCCCGCTCTCCATCGGCATTCTCGACACGATCTACCTCGGCTCCAAGGCTCTGGTGATCAAGTCGGTCGAGAAGGGTGCGATCCCGCCGGTCACTGCGATGGACAGCGACGGCAAGATGATCGACCTGACCCTCGAAGATCTCGCCAAGGCCACCGAAACTGCTCCTGCATCCACCCCCGCTCCGGCGCTGGCCTCGGTGCAGGCAGGTGGGGCTGGCCCAAAAGCCTGACCGCAGGCATCCTCAACTGGAAGGAATGGCTGCACCCTCGGGGAATCGGTGGCATGTTCATCGAGAAGAACTCAACGGTTGACATCTTCGACCACTCCGACGGGTCGGGTAACCGGTACCGGGGGAAGGTCATGGACCTGACTCCGGACGGGATGACTGTCCGGAACAACAACACGGGCAAGACCGAGGTCATCCCCTCTGCCGACATCTCCAAGCGGGCCAAGTCGATTCCGAAGTCCAAGGCCCATCTCGACATGCCGAGCCCGATCAAGGACGACTTCGCTGGTGCGAAGGTCCCCACCGTCAAGGTGGGAGACACGTTCGACGCTGACGGGAAGACCTACACCGTGCGTCAGGTGATGCCTGACGGCACCGTGTGGGCCAACGACGGCAATCTCGCTCACGACTCCAACCCGGACAAGGCTGGCTCCCTGCTGGAGAACTACTGGGACGGGAAGGACCGGAAGTTCGCTCCCGGAGAAGTTCCTGCCCCCGCAGCGAAGGCGGACCCCGGGCTGGAGCAAGCCCTCAATCAGTCCAAGCCGGATGGTGGCACCGTGACTGCGTGGAGTGTGGAGGGTCCGAACTCAGTCGGGTCTACGTTCATCGGTACCGAGCAGGAGGCACAGAAGAGCCTCGCGAACTACGACCGGTACAAGGCGGCGCACACCCTGAAGCGTCAGGACTACACGGCCTCCGGCTGGGAAGTGGCTGCCCCGTCCGATGCGATTGATCCCACGCGCGTGCCTGACTCGGCACCGGCAGCGGTTGACACGTGGAAGATCACGGGACCCAACTCCCCCGGAACGACCTTCATCGGAACGAAGGATGAGGCGCTCAGCAAACTTGTAGGGTTCGAGAGGTACAACCAGTACGGCACGGCGCACCTCTTGGAGCGTCAGACCCTCACTCCGCTCTCTGTCGGGGGCCGCAGCCACCCCACTGAGCCGTTCTTCAATCCGATACGGGGTGAGGCTGTTCACCGGAACGCGGACCCGACGAAGCACTACACAGTGCGCGCGGTCTCCAGCCTGATGGTGAACGTGGTAGGAGATGACGGAACGTCCCAGTGGCTTCCAATCTCGGATGTCTCCGTCTCCCCGCAGGTGGACATGAACGCAGGACTGTAGAAACAGCGAAGGCCCGGTGGGGAGAGATCCCACCGGGCCTTCTGCTTGCCGTCACTCGGAGGCGAGAGCCTCCAGCGCTGCGGTGAAGTCCGCAGCGGCTGCGGCGGCGAACTTCGCGGCCTGCTTCAGGCCCTTGGCCTTCTCCTTCTCGGTCAGGCCGGACTTGCCGACGGCGAGGTTTGCGGCCTCACCAAGGTAGGTACGGGCGCGGCGCCGGAGAGCGCGGGAGGCGGGCATGCCCTCTTCGAGAGCGATTTCGGTGAACTTGGCCATGGGTGCAATCCCTTCGTTGTGTCCTTGTTGACATCTGTAACTCTATCTAAGCCTTCCTCGTGTGTCAAGCTGCTTCTCTGATTCTCTGCCACAGTTTTCCTTCGCGCGGTCTGGATTTGTGTAGGCTGCACACGAGTGCCTGACAGAGCGGTGATTACGCCCGCCAACGCAGTACCTCCGGGATGTTTCAGCTACCCAGCAAACCCAAGGAGGAACACGTGGACGCACTCGCAGCGTTCAGTGCCGATCTGGCTCGGCTGGCGGACCTGTCCGATGACGAACTTGCCACTCTGGAGTCCGGCATTATGACCGCGTTCGACACCGCCGACACGAGCAACGATGAGGCCGCACTCGCTGACCTTGCCGATGCCCTTGATCAGGTCCGCACCGAAATCGACCGCCGCAAGCCTGCTGGCGACGCCGAGTCTCCCATCGAGGATGCTGCCGCTCCGGCAGCCGCCGACATGATGGCAGCCAGCGCCGAGCCAGTGACCGCAGCGGTTGACACCGAGGCAGAACCCACTGTCGAGATCGCGACGGAGCCGGAAGCTCCTGCGGTCGAGGCAACCGAAGACAACATGGTTGAGGCGCCCGCCGATGCCGAAACCCCCAAGATCCCCGAAAACGAGGAGGAGGAAACCCCTGTGACCAGTTCCGCCGTCAAGGTCCCCGAGGACCGTGCACCCGTCGTGACCGAGCCGGTGGTCAACACCATCACTGCTGGTGCCGACCTTCCGGGCTACAGCGCCGGAAGCCCGTTCGCCAACCTCGAAGACTTCTCGAAGTCCTTCGCGAAGCGCATCGACTCCCTGTCCCGCCTCCGTGGTGGCGACGGCGAGAAGGTCGTCGTGGCGTCCATCGCTTCGCCGGTCTCCGACGACCGGATGCTGAAGGCCAACGACCCCTTCATCAACCGTCAGAAGATCGAGGCCGTCATCAGTGAGCAGGCCATCACCGCCTCCGGCGGCTTCTGCGCCCCGCTCACGACCCGGTACGACCTGTTCAGCCTCGGTGTCACCGACCGCCCGGTCCGCGACTCGCTGGCTGGCTTCCAAGCAGATCGTGGTGGCATCCGCTACTTCGTGAGCCCGACCCTGAACGACATCGCAGTGGCCACCGGCTTCTGGGACACCGCCAAGGATGCAGCCTACGACCCGGAGGACGACGCAACGTGGAAGGTCGTGGCGTCGGTTGACTGCCCCGTCGAAGCCACTGCCGAGACCGAGGCCGTGACCATGGCGCTGAAGTTCGGCGTCCAGTCCTCGCGGGTCTTCCCGGAGAACGTCGCTGTCAACACCGCTCTGGCGCTGGTGCAGCACGCTCGCGTGGCCGAGTCCACCCTGCTGTTCAAGCTGAAGGGGCTCTCCACGGCAATCGCTGGTCAGGGTGTGAAGTACGGCGCGGTTCGCGACCTGCTCATCACCGTCGCCCGCGCTGGCATCTGGTACCGCGACCGTCACCGCCTCACCAAGAACACCCCGCTCCGCGCAATCCTGCCGGAGTGGATCGTGGACATGCTGAAGATCGACATGATCCTGCAGCCCCCGGCGTCGCCCAACCGCGCCACCGACCTCGCGATCACTGACGCTGATGTCCAGAACTTCTTCGACCAGTGGAACATCAACATCACCTTCACCCCGGACTCCGCAGCGCCGAGTGTCAACGGCGGCGGCTTCTTCGGTGACATCGCTGCCGGTGCGCTCCCCGCGTTCCCGGACTCGATGCAGTGGGCTCTCTTCGCTGAGGGCGCGTTCCTGTTCCTTGACGGCGGTTCGCTCGACCTCGGTGTCGTTCGCGACTCCACCCTCGTCCGGGCCAACGACTACATGCAGTTCTCGGAGTCCTTCGAGGGCATCGCCAAGATCGGCGGCGCGGCTCTCTGGGTCACCAGCCCGGTCGAGCCGCTCGGCATGTACTCCCCGGCCATCGCCAACACCGTGGTCACCAACTGATCTGAGGCCAACTACCTCACTCGGATAGTGGTCACAGAAAGGACCAGTTGACATGACCTACCGGCAGGACAATGCGGCGTCAGTCCGGGGCCTCGTGCTCCGGGCCACGCGCCTCGGCGCTGACGGCGCCCCGGTGGATGGCTCCACCAACGGGTGCGACATGTACCTCACCTCGGGGTTCATCTCGTTCACGTTCACTCCGAACTACGCGCAGGCTGATGAGATCTCGATCACCAACGCGGCTGGCGAAGTGTGCGTGTACTACAAGGCGCCTGACACGCTGCAGTACGTCGAGTTCGGCCTTGAACTCTGCGATCCGGACCCGATCCTGACGCAGATGCTCATCGGCGGTGATGTCCTCACGTCCACCACGGCCTGCAAGCCGGATGGCATGGAGGTCACCGACACCGCCGTGGTCGGCTACGCAGCCCCCGCTCTGGGGTCTGCAGCGCAGGGTTCCGGCATCGCAATCGAGATCTGGACGCAGGCAGTCATCGGCGGCAAGTCCGCCAACGTCTGCCCGTACTGGCACTACCTGTTCCCCTACTCGACCTTCTCCCTTGACGGGGACCGGGTCATCGAGAACGGGAACTTGGCCACGGTGTTCGCCGGACGTGGTTCCGGCAACTCGGGCTTCGGTGCTGGCCCGGTGCTCGACACGACCGGCATCACCCCGGTGGTTGATGGGGCCAACTTCCAGTGGAAGTTCCCGACGATCACCGACCGTCCGTTCGCGTACGCACGCTCCGATTACGCCCCTGTGGGCTTGAACGGCTGCTTCGCGAATGACACCACGCCGTAACGGCTGAGAGCAGCCCGTCGCCCTTAGGATTGGGGCGACGGGCTGTTCTGCGTTTGGAAGGCAACTCAATGACCGGCTGGATCTCTGAGGACGACTGGACCTCACTCGCTCGCGTAGCGCTTGGTCCGGAGTGCTGCCCTGAGCCAGACGAGGACACGCTGGCCGAACCGCAGTTGATCAGTGCGCGGGACGCTGTGGCTGGGGCGACGGCGATCCTGCAGGCCATGACCGGCTCCCGCGTACACGGCCCCGGCATCGCGGTGGACGAGTTCCACGCATGGCCGACCGCCAAGCGCCTGAAGCTCACACAGCAGCCGGTGCGCAAGCTGATCGAGATCCTCCGGGTCACCGCTACCGAGACCTCTGTTCTGGATGGGCAGGAGAACGCCCACCTGCTCTTCTCCGGGGCCGTGCACTTCTCCCAGACCCGGAACACCACCTACCGCGACTGGGAGTGCCGGATGGGGTTCTACCCCCGGTACCGCAGCTACGTCCCCAATGACACCCTTCTGCGGGTCCAGTACCTCTACGGGTCAACTGTTTCCCCTGCCGCCAAGAACGCGCTGCTCACGCTGGCTCGCGAGTTGTTCCTCGCCGGACCCTGCGGTGACACCTCGGAGTGCTCCCTCCCGGAGCGCGTCATCTCCCTCACCCGCGAGGGCATGAGCTACACGCTGCTCGACCCGCAGAACTTCTACGAGAAGGGGCGCCTCGGGGTCCCGGTCGTTGACCAGTGGCTGGCCTCCCTGAAGCTGTCCGGAAACCGTGCCGCCGGGCTGTTCGGTCCGGACTCCCCTCCCGGTGTCAACCTCTCCCTCGCTCCGCGCCCTGCGAGCATCATCTGATGGGAACCCTCTACGAGTTGGCCGAAGACCTGATGGACTCTGTTCGCCAGCAGGCGCTGCAGAGCGACATCGCTCTCCCCGCACGGCAGATCATCTACATGACCCCGATCCCGCCTGACTGCGAGCAGGTCGCCGTGATGTTCAACGGCTGGACCCTGTACCCGGAGACCGGGCAGATCCAGACGTGCATGACCTCACAGTGGATGGCTGGATTTTCTGTCATCATCACACGATGTACCCCGGCAGTCTCGAAGAACCCGAAGAACCCGATCCCGGGGTCCGAACTGATGGGTGCTGCAGCACTGATCGCCTCCACGGACGCGGAACTCTTCCGGGACATCGTCGGAGCCATGTCCGGGTTCATGTCCGTGACCATCGCCGTACAGGCGCCGTCGGGTGGCCTACAGACCGTCGAACTCGACATTTCCATTCCGGGGATCTAACCGTGGCCGGGAACGTGACCGTGGTCATGGACATGCCCGCCCTGAACGCCTTCCGCTCGTGGGACGGTGCCCTCGGCCAGAGTGTCAACCGGCTCGCACGCGAGACCACCTTCCGCCAGAAGGTGCGCGCGCCGAAGAGGACTGGGGCACTGGGCAAGAGCCTGACCGTCAAGCGTGGTGGTAACCCCTCCGGGAAGGGCATCTGGTTCGAGGCCGGATCGTGGACGATCTCCTACACGATCTTCATGGATCAGGGCACCAAGCCCCACGAGATCAAGGCCAAGGGCAACGGCACGCTGGTGTTCTTCTGGCCGAAGGTCGGCAAGGTCGTCGGGTTCAAGTCCGTGCAGCACCCGGGAACCAAGGCCTACGACTTCCTGAACGGCGGACTTGTCTCGGCCATGAACATGTGGGGACGCGGAGGATAGCCATTAGGCTGATCTCGCAAGGCGCGATAGTGCGTGTCAACCACAGATGGAGATGCTGATGAAGAGGTTCATGGAGTTCGACCTTCCGGGTACGGACGCCCCCACTGCAGATACGGAAGAGGTCATCGAGTTCAAGCTCGCTGGCCAGATCTTCCAGTGCCGCCCCGAAGTCCCCGCCGGTCTCCTGCTGGACCTCGCGTCCGCAGGCACCAAGAGCAATGGCAGCCAGTCGGCCACCATCGAGGCTCTCCTTGGCTTCTTCCGTGGCGCCCTGCTGGAAGAGAGTTACGCGCGCTTCGAGGCCGCGATTCGTGACCCGAAGATCGTGGTCCCGATGTCCAAGATCTCCGACATCGCTGGCTGGCTCGCGGAGGTGTACTCGGATGACCGCCCTACTGGCGGGAACTCTGTCAGTACGTCCGGCAGCCCCTCATCTGGCGTCGGCTCGACGGAAGTTCCCTCGCCCGGGGTCTTGATGTACTCGCGCTCCGAGCCGACCGAGCCTTCAACTACATCGAATGGTGGCTAGAGGAGTACGCGACGCAAGGAGTTGACGAGCGGAAGCAGCGCGACGGGATGGCAATGGAGTTCGCCAGACTGGCCAAGCGGCAGAAGCCCGAAGAAGTGGACGATGTAACACCGCCTCACCTGAGGCACTAGACAGAAGGAGGTGCCGGATGCCTACGCAGGTAGTTTTGCTTCGAGATGCGTTTGAGGCAGATCCGGCACTTCCGCTGTCCCGGGTGCTTCGGCGGGACGTAGACGTTGTCCCCGGTGAGCGGGTGCCCCTGAGCACACACTTCCTGCTTGATGTAGTGCCTGCGGTTGTTCTCCCCGGGAGTCACGGGTTCGAGGTGGCTGGGCCGGACGCAATGCTTCTTCAGGCACAGGTGATCGAGGAAGAAGCCTTCAGGGATCGGACCAGCGAAGAGTTCGTAGGAGAAGCGGTGAGCCAGAACGGTCTTGGCCTTTCCGTGCTCCTTGAATATGAAGTGCCCGTAGCCGTTGTCGGCAACTTTCCCAGTCCACTCCCAGCACCCGTCGTCAGTGCGGTCAACCTTCAGGATGAAGAGAGCTTCTCTAGTCAGTCCGTGCTGAGTCATACCCAATACGCTACTACTTTTAGGGGTGAAAAGTAATGGCTGTGGTGGGTACGGCGTACGTCCGTGTAGAGGTTCTGAGCAAGGATCTCGGTGACAAGATCTCCTCCTCGGTTGAGAAGTCCTTCGGCAACATCGACTTCAACAAGCTCGGTGAAAAGGCCGGGAAGCAGATCGGTGACAAGATCGGCAAGGATGTCGGGAAGAACGTAGAGTCCTCCCTCTCCGGGGCAGTGAACAACGCCGTGAAGGGCGTTGACAAGAACATCACCATCAACGCTGATGCTGATACCGGCAAGGCCAACAAGAACCTGAAGGATCTTGCGAAGAAGCGCACTGCGACCATCAACGCTGATGCGGACACGGGCAAGGCTGAAGCCAAGCTGGCCCTCGCCGCTCGCAACCGCAGGTCCAAGATCGTGCTGGACATCGAGAAGAAGTCCCTCGCCGCCGTATCCGCTGCCCTGATGCGCCTGTCTGGCGCCCGGGTCGTGGGGGACGTGCTGAAGGGTGTCAAGAACAGGCTGCTCGATCTCGACAAGCTGGCCCCGAAGCTGGCCATCATGGCCGCTGGAGCCCTGTCTGCCGCCTCTGGCATCCTCTCCCTGACCTCCAACGTCTCCACGCTGGCGTCCGGGCTCGTGCAGATGCTTCCGGCTGCCCTCGCGATGCCGGGCATCTTTGCCGGGATGGCCGCAGGCGGCGCCGTCCTGATGATGTCGATGAAGGACATCAAGACCGAACTGAAGGATCTCGGCCCGAAGTTCGGTGACCTCCGCAAGAACATCTCCGGCAAGTTCTGGGATCAGGCCAACAAGCCAATCCGGGAGATGTCGCAGAAGCTGATCCCGGCCCTTCGAGGTGGGCTCGGTGGCGTGTCAACCGCAATGGGCAAGTGGGTCGGTGCCTTCGCCAAGGTGGTCGGGTCGAAGCCAGTCCTGAACTCCCTCTCCGCAATCTTCGCCAACACGAAGCAGGCCATCAACCTCGGTACCCCCGGGATCAAGGTGTGGGTCACCTCGCTGGCCAAGCTCGGAGCCGTCGGCTCCACCTACCTCCCGGCCCTTGTGAAGTGGATGACCAAGCTCGGTACCCAGTTCACGACGTGGCTCGACAAGGCGACCAAGTCCGGGGAGATCTTCAACTGGATCGACAACGCAATCACCCAGATGCAGGATCTGTGGCGTGTGGCTTCCGGGCTGGGTGGAATCCTGAAGGGCATCGCCACGGCTGCGGAGTCTGCGGGTGGGGCGTCTCTGGGGTCCCTTGCTGACGGCCTGAAGAAGGTCTCTGACGCTATCAACAGCGTCTCCGGGCAGAACACCCTCGGAGTGGTCTTCGCCGCTGCCCGCGTGGCCATGGACGCCATCGCGCCCTCCATGAAGATCGTCGGGGACAACCTTGTTGCCCTTGTGCCCGCCCTGATGTACCTGCTCCCGGACGCGGCCAAGGCCTTCGGCTCCGCGCTGGAGATCGTGTCCGGGATCATCGCGAGCCCAGCCTTCACCTCCGGGCTCGACACCATGATGAACGGGCTCACCACTGGTCTTGCCGGGCTCGCCCCGGCCATGGGCCCGATCACCGCTGCCCTCGGAACTGTCATGCAGGTGGCCGGTTCGATGATGGCCGTCCTCGGCCCGGTGCTCGGCGCAGCCCTCGGGGCCCTCTCTCCCATCGTGACCGCCCTCGGTCAGGCCCTACTTCCGGTCATCGACCTGCTGGGTGCTGGGCTGGCTGACGCGATCTCGATGCTGACCCCGCTGATCGCCCCGATTGTCGGGCTGATTCAGGCCATGATCCCTCCGATCCTCGCCATCGTCCAGCCACTGATCGGGATCGTGTCGGCTGTACTGCCTCCGCTGGTAGCCATCATCTCTAGCCTGATCGGCCCTCTGGGGTCGATAGTCAACGCCCTGCTCGTTCCTATCGGCACCCTGCTGCAAGCCCTCGTAGCCCCTCTCGGGACCCTCGCACAGGCCTTCGTGCCCATCGCTGCTGTGATCGCGGACATGGTTTCCTCGGTGCTGCCCCCGCTGATGGGCCTGTTCACGGCTCTCGTGGGGGTCATCACCCCACTGATCCCGATCATCACCAGCCTCGCCCTCTCCCTGCTGCCCCCACTGGCTGCCGTCTTCACGCAGATCGTGGACGCAATCGTCCCGATCATCCCGCTGATCACGGACATGGTCTCCACGCTGCTGCCTCCTCTGGTGTCGATGTTCGGTGACATCGTGGCTGCCGTGATGCCGATCATCCCGCTGTTCATGGATTTGGTCTCTGCGGTCCTTCCTCCGCTGGTATCAGTCATCTCGACACTTATTCCCGTGGTCACTCCGCTTGTTGGGATGTTCGCTTCTCTGGTGAGTGCGGTCATGCCCTTCGTCGGGGTTGCGATGAAGCTGATCGGAAGCATCCTCCCGCCCATCGTGTCTGCTTTCGATTCGCTCATGCCACCGATTGCCTCACTGATCTCCCAGCTTGTCAGCGCTCTCGCCCCAGCCTTCGAGACGCTTATGGCAGCGGTCCTCCAGCTACTCCCGGCTCTCGACCCGATCATCGCGACGATCATCTCCCTGATCCCTGTGCTCCAGCCGATCATCTCCCTCATCACGTCCCTGATCGCCACCCTGATCCCCCCGATTATGATGATCATCCAAGCGATCCTGCCTCCGCTGATGACCATGATCGGCGTCGTGGTTCAGCTTCTCGTGCCGATCATTCAGGTCATCGGCCAACTGGTGCAGTTGGTCGTCGGGATCTTGGTCCCTGCCCTGCAGATCGTGATCCCGATCATCTCCACCGTGATCAACGTCATCGCCAGCATCGTCGGGGTCATCCTCACCGTGGTGGCTGCCGTCATCGGCGGGTTCCTGAACGTGGTCAGCCTGATCGGCTCCTTCTTCGCCGGGGTGTGGAAGGTCGTCGCCGGATTCACGGGCGGGATCGTCACCTTCGTTACCGACATGGCCTCCAGCACAGGCAAGGCCATCGGGGATGCCATCGCGTGGTTCGCCGGTCTCCCGGCTGAGGTGATGACCAAGCTCGGCACGTGGGGTGGCGACATGCTGAAGCTCGGGCAGGACATGATCGACGGCCTGATCAAGGGCATCAGTGGCATGGCAGACTCCGTCGTTGGGGCCATCAAGGGTGTCGTGACCGGAGCCATCGACGCAGCGAAGAACTTCCTCGGGATCAAGTCCCCGTCCAAGGTCTTCGCCAACATCGGCAACCAGATCGTGAACGGCATGGCCAACGGGATCTCGGATACCGCCAACGTTGCCGTGAGTGCGATCAGCGACGTGGTCTCCAAGATGACCGCTGCTGCCCAGATGCCTACGGACACCTTCGCGATCACGCAGAAGATGATCGACTCCGCCCCGGCAGCCAGCACGACCAAGCTCTCCGCCGCTGCCCAGTCCGTAATCGCCTCTGGCCCTGCTCCCTCCGCCACAACGGGGGGTCCCACCGATACGGTTGACACGGCTGCCGCCATCAAGGAGGCGCTGTCCGGGCTGTCGTTCAAGCTCACCGGGGTGGACAAGGCAGCCAATGCCCTGATCGGTGTTCTCGTGCAAGAGACTGGAAGGTACTGACGTGGGAGTCCAGCTTCGCGGCTACACGCAGGGAGTCAACTCCTCTACCGGACAATCCGTTGCCATGGCGTGGCCGGTCGGCACACAGGTGGGCGACCTCGCCATTGCCATCGGCCACGACTCCAAGGCGAAGAAGAACACCAACCGGGTCATCTCCTCCAACGGCTGGAAGCACCACAGCAAGTACGGCGTCTGGTCCAAGAAGGTCCGTGACGTTGACCTGACCGAACCCCTGCAGATCCGGGGAGAGACCGTCTTCCTGATCACGTTCGCCTACGCCTCCAAGGTGGGCAAGGTCACATCCCAGCCCGGTGTCCGGGTTGACCCTCCCGGGGGCGGAGCCCTCGTGTTCGGTCGTGGCAAGTACAGCCAAGGGGTTCTCGCCCCGCTGCTGAACAAGGTCGGCACCGACGTGATCACCATGCAGAAGGGCGGTAAGGTCCGCCACAACCTCTGGTGGATTCCCGGGGACCCGAACGGCCCTGCTGCCTACGTGCGGCTCGCCAAGGGAGATTCTGGGCAGTGGTACAACTCGTTCGAGATCGTGCCCCCGGGCAAGCCCAACCGGGCCAAGCTGGCCTCCCCTACGTCGGGGGCCTTCATCACGCAGACCATGGGCCTGACACTGTCGTGGAGTCACATGTCCTCCGCAGGGGGGGAGCAGGAAGCGGCCAAGCTGCGCATCCGGGAGATCGGCGCTCTGGACTGGTCCTACATCACCTCCGCCGGGACGCTGACCAACATCGAGACCCCGATGGATCAGTCGAAGCAGTCGGTTGACATCGGCGCCGGAGTCTTCGACGCAGACACCACCTACGAGTGGGAGGTCTCGACCTTCGAGGTCAGCGACTGGTCAGACTGGTCTACGCCCTTCCGGTTCATCTCCGTGCTCGCTCCGTCGGTGGATTCGATCACGACCACCTCCGCACTTAACGACCTGTCCCCCTTCGTGGAGTGGACCACCACAGCGCACACGAGTGGGATCACCGCCTACCGCATGCGGATCTACACGGCTGGTGGAACCCTTGTGTGGGACTCGGGAGTGATCCCGGACGACGACGTGTCACTCATCGTCCCAGCCCGCTCCGACTGGGCCAACGGTGGTACCTACCGCGCCTCCGTGAAGGTGCAGCAGTACGGCGGACTGTGGTCCCCGGAGACCTTTGACGACAACCTCTTCACCATTTCGTGGACTCCTCCGGTAGCCCCCACTGCTGTGACCGGGGTGGATCAACCGGATGCCCCCGTGCTCCTGACCGTGACCGGGATCATCGCGACTGCGAAGACCTTGGAGGTCCAGACGCTGGCCGGTGAGGCTGTCGTCACGGTTCCCCTTCCTGCGGCCACGCAGACCTTGCTCGTTCCGCAGGCCGTCTACGGGTTGCCAACCGTCTACCGGGTGCGGATCACCGACACGATTGAGGGCATCACGGTCTACTCGGCATGGGTGTCCTCCGCTCCGATCACCACCACGGACAAGAACTGCTACCTGATCGACGGGGTCGAGTACGTGAAGGTCAACCTCTACGACCGTGGAGACCAGAGCCTGAGTCAGGGCATCTCGATCTGGTACGGCATCGGTGCCGAGAAGGCCATGTCCGACCGTGGTGCGGTTCGCGGGCAGGAAGGTTCCACAACCCTGTTGTGCAAGAACGAGGTTGACAGGGCACAGGTGGCCGCGTGGCTGACGACGAGGGAGTATTGGATACTCCGGTGGCCCCCTGAGCTTGACGGGCCCTCTACGGGCGAAATGGTCCTGACCGGGACGACGCCCACCCGGATGACACAGGCCACGATCCTCTCCGTGGATCGAGTCACGCGGAGCCTGCTCGCGCACAGGATGCTGAAGTTCGGGTGGGTTGAAGTATGAGTTGGTACGACCTCCCGTGGCGGGACATCATCGAGACCGCTGAGTGGAAGTACGCTGTCAACCAGCCCGTTCGGACGATCCGTCACAGGGTGGAGTTGGTCACTGAGGACGACGCCCACGTGGAGGACATCGCTTTCACAGGCGGCAGTGTCAGCGTGGCCTTCGACGCTGCCGACACCTATGAGTTGCGCCTATCCGTGTCCGACCCAGACCTCGTTCCGGTTGACAGCGGGGACCGGCTCGACTCCCGGTCGGGGTACTTCCTGCGTGTGTGGTGGGGACTGCTCGTTGACAATGTCTGGGTGGAGATCCCGCTGGGCAAGTACACCCCGGAGGACCCGAACACGAACGAGGATGCCGACAAGATCACGACGGACCTCGTAGGCCGGGACCCGCTGGCCATCGCCCGACACGGCGACTACGGGGTGACGGCCATTGACGTGGGCGGCGCCCTCGTGAGTACGGCACTGGACCGGCTGTTCACCTACGTCTGCGACGCCCCCACGCAGATCGGGGACACCACAGTGGTGATGCCGGTGGGGTTCGAGTTCGGTGAGCAGACCCCGTCGGACGACTGGAACGAGACTGCGGCCCTTGCTGGCTGGGTGGTGGTCTCCGACCCCGACGGGATCATCGTGGTTGACACAGTCCCGGGGGCGGATCAGACGAGGGAAGAACTCCACGAGGGAGTGAACTGCTCGGTGATCAGCCTCTCCGTCGCACGCAAGACCTCCGACATCCGCAACGTGATCTACGCCGTGTGCACCAATGCGGAGATCGACCCACCCGTCTGGGCGATGGCTGAGGACGACGATGAGGGCTCTCCGTCTTGGGTGGGCGGTCCCATGGGGCGCCGGACCAAGACCATCGAGTCCGACAAGCTCGCCTCCACCGAAGCGGCCCAGAACCTCGCGGACTCCATGCTCGCACTTACCCGCCTCCCCACCGAAGAGGTGTCAATGTCGATGCGCCAGCGCCCGGACATGCTCCACGGCGATCAGTTCAACGTGGCGTTCTCTCGATCCGGGGCTGCAGGACTGTACCGTCTTGCCGGTTTCACCATCCCGCTATCTCCTCCGGGGGGCAGTCCGGACCCGATGTCGGTTCGGTTCTATTCGAGGAGCTATGCGTGAATGACCTCCGTGCGTTTGCCAAGACACTGGCTGACCTTGGCAAGCAGGTCCGGTCCAAGCCACGCTTCCTGACCGGGAAGATGGTGGAGCGGATTGACGACTTCCACGCCCGGGTAGACCTCGGACCGAAGCTGGTCACCGCCTACGTTTCCCTGATCCTCGGACCAGCACTCGCTGAAGACCAGATGGTCTCTGTGCGCGTGCAGGACTCCAGTTACGTCATCACTGACATCCTGACGGGAACCCTCGCCACGCTGATCTCCGTCGAAGACGTGGGGAAACTCCGGCAACTGACCAACGGGCTCATCAACCGGTGGCCGACACTGCTGCACGATGACGGTTCGATGACTATGACTCAATCAGACATGAAGGCGAAGGTTGGGTGGTACTTCGAGGCAGACGACCCGAACACCGAGATCCGCTGCGAACTGTCCCGGCACGAGTGGGACTACGAGTGCCAGAACTCATCGAACGTGCTGCAGTCCATGGCTTTGTGGATGGGAGACACCGCCGGGAGCTTCACCCTCTACGGGTGTGGCTCCGGGCAGGCCGGGGTCCCGATCAAGAACGACACTGGCGACGATCAGGTGCGGATCTCCTTCGACATCGCAGACCCGGATCATGTGGGGTGGCAGGCGGCTGTCGGGGTGGATCTCTACAGCCTGTCAGGCAAGTTCATTCGCCGCGAGGAGGGTGACTACTTCAGCACAGACAGGGATGTCAACGAGTGGCACCGGATCATTGACGGAGTGGATCAGGATTTCCCAGAGATGCCGGGTCTCCGTACCGTGAACTACTGGTTCCGCAACCAGTTCCGCACTGAGGCATTCATGCGCCCCTACGTGCGCTTCACCAACACTGTCTCTGGGCCTCCGATCTTCTTCACGAACTTCGAGGCCTACCCGATGTTCTCACCCAACTGAACCTGACCACGAACCCGGGGAACATCCCACGCTGGCCGTTAGACTTCTGAGCGAGGAAAGGAACCATCAATGAGGCTCTTCGACGTAGCCACCGTCATCGAGAATGGCAGCCACTGGCCGTCCGAGGGCGACAGCCGGGACTGCGGCCTGTTCATCGCAGGCGGGGAAGTCTGCAGCCCGCCGGTTGAAGGTACGGGCGGCACGGTGACACTGAACGTGGTCGCCGGTCTCGGTGATGGCGCCACCTACCGGTTCCTGCCGTTCTCCTTGGAGGCAGCATTCGAGCGCCCCGTGAAGTGCATGCAGGACGACGACCCCGAGTGGCTGGCAGCGCAGTTGAAGGAGGCCACTGAGCGGGCTGTCCTGCTGTCTCTCATCCACCCGCCGTACGCCGATGCTGAGGTCGGGTTCTTTTCTGCTGGCCTGCAGTACGGGAACGGGACCCAGACCCTTCCCGAGCGCTTCGTCGGTCTCCACCAGATGTGGGAGGACCGCCTCATCCCGCAGGAGGGAAAGTACCCCATCGCCTTCGTTCGCCCGGAGGACATCGCGGTGCTGCTCGACTCGCACCTGATCCGCTACCGCGCCAAGGACGACGAACTGTTCACCGTCTGGGATGAGCCTGTCATCCTGCTGCCCAGTGGGCAGTCGGAGGGCGACCTCTTCCTCACCGGGTCGATCACGGTGTACCTCAGCCCGGTCGAGAAGTTGCAGGGCAACGAGGTCTTGGGCAACAAGGTCGAGTACCGCGCCCTCCGCGAAGCTGCGGTTGACACGGCACCCTGCGCAATCGCGCGGCTCACCAGCTTCTAGCGGCGCTTGCCGCCCCTGCGGCGGTTCCGACGACGACGGCTCCGGCTCTGCCGGGGCCGCTCCTCGTTGAGGGGGAGTTCGACCGGACCGCCGTACGCCCTGCGGTGCTCGACCGCCTTGAAGGCCCGGTTCTTCTCGCGCTGCTCGCGACGGTTGTCCTTGACCAGCCCTTCGATCATCTCCTCGAACTCGTCCTCGCCCATCCGGTCAAGGGCGTCCTTGCCGTAGAGGCGCTCGGCCTCTTCGATGGCTTCCTCCACCTCCGGGTCGAGATCCGGGACATCGGGCTCGATGTCCTTGCCGGTCCAGAAGTCGTCGGCCTCGTCCCGCAGCCGCCAGTTGTCCAGCGTCCCGGACGTTCCGCCCGAGAACGGGACCCCGTTGCGGCCACCGCTGTAGATGTTGTTCGGGCTGTAGTAGCCGCCGTGGTAGTCGTGGTTGTCCTTGTACGAGTAGGCCGGGCGCTTGGCCGCTTCCATACGGGAGAGCTTGGAGTAGGGCGCGTAGTCCTGCAGCTTGCCCATCGCAGTCCAGACCGCGTAGTAGGCATCGTGACGGCCAGCGCTCGGAGTGCTCTTGCGCAGCGCCACGTCCTTGAAGTGGCCGATGTAGTCCATGTTCATCACCTGCTCCGCGAGGGCGATTGCCACCTCGGAACGCTTGATGCGGGAGCGGTAACGGTAGTCGGCTCCGTCGATGGTGTAGACCACGGCTCCGGGGAAGTTGCGGGTGATGTCCTCGGGCACACGTGCTCGGACCTGCAGCATGGTGCTGTCGCGCTTGTCCACGACCATCGAGATGTAACCCTGATCCGTGAAGATCCACATAGGAACCAACCCCTTTCGGGTGAGTTGTCTGTCGTTATGTCCTCATCATAGCTTACGTGTCTATGTGTGTCAATGCGTAAGCAGGCCCCAGTTGGCAGCCGGGGGAGCAGGGCTGGCCTTGACAGCCACACCGTAGATGCTCGGGTCGATGACCGCGTTCATGCACTCCACCAGATCGTCGGTCGCCTGCTTCGCGATGTCGGCGGGCACGGACATGATGATCTCATCGTGCACCGGGAGCATCAGGTAGTCCGCGTACCCAGCCTCCACCACGTTCTGGAGGGCCATCTTCAGGATCTCGGCGGAGTGCCCCTGCACGAGGTAGTTCATCAGCTTGCGGCGCTCTCCCTGCTCGCTCACCGCGAAGCGCCTGCCGGTGGGTGTGTGGACCTCCCAGATCGGTCCGGGCAGTTGGGTGATCAGTTCATCGCCCAGTGTGCGGAAGGCCGGGTAGCGCTCCTCCAGTGCCCGTACGACGGCGCCGATGGTTGCGATGGGCACCTTGGCCGTGCGCGCGATGGTCTCGATCCCGGCGGAGTAGAGCTTCGCGTAGCAGGTGGCCTTCAGGTACTGGCGGCGTGGGTCTGACTTCAGGAAGTCGGGGTCGTAGAGATCGCGACCCAGCATGACGAAGAAGTCACCGGCAGGGTCCCCGGCGTCCTTGGCCACGTCGGCGGCGTTCAGCACTGCGAGCAGCGCTTCGTCCCGGGTGATCGCCGCGAACATGCGCAGTTCGATCTGGCCGAAGTCGGCGCCGATCAGGACGTGGTCAGGGTGGCGCGGGACGATGGCCGTCCGCACCGTCGGGTCCCCGGCGGGTAGCTGCTGCAGGGCCGGATTGGCGATGGACATGCGCCCGGTCTTGGCTTCCACTGAACGGATCTCGGGGTGGATCAGTTCGTGGGTGCCCATGACCCCACCCGCGAACGAGATCATGCCATCGAGGTAGCCCTTGGTCTTGGCGATGTGCCGACCGAGCAGGATGGCTTCAGCCACTGGGTGGTCGAGCTTGCCCAGCACTTCCTTGGTGACCGAGATCTGCCCGCTATCCGTCTTCTGGATAAACTCGGGGAGGACTCCTGCCTCCTCCAGTACCTGCCCGATCTTCGCGTTCTGGGAGAGGGAGGTGATCCCGTGCTCCTCCAGCGTGACCATGACCGCGTTGAGTTCCAACTGCAGTTCGGCAGCCTTGTCGCGGGCGTAGATCGTGTTGACCCCGAGGCCGTTGCGGGACATCCGGTTGGTCGAGTCGATGGTCGCGATCTCCAGCGAGTGGTGCCACTGGTACTTCAGCCGCTCGGTCTCCCACAGTTCCCAGAGCCGGGCGGTCAGGATCGTGTCAACCACGCCGTACTTGACGTAGGGACCGAAGTCGCCGGGCACCGTCGCCCACGTCCAGTCCGCATTCTTCATCGCGCGGTGGAGCAGTGCCTGCCCAAACTCTGCCCAGCGACCGAACCGTTGGGCGGAGAGGGTCTTCAGTGCGCGTGAGTCCCCGGCCTGATTGATCAGCCCGGCCCAGATGAAGGTGTCCTCCTGCCACGGCATCTGGAGGGTGATGCCCTCACACCGCAGCGCTTGGTTGTCGAACGCTAGGTTGTGCCATACCGACCGCACGCCATTGCGCGCCAGCCACTCGAACGCTCCTGAGACGAGACCGCGCCAGTCGTTGAACGGGATGGCCCAGCCAGACATGGTGTCACCGAACTGGATCAGCCGAACCCTGAAGCCGATCTCGAACGGGTTGGTGCCAGTGGTCTCGGTGTCAGCGGCGACATAGGTGCGCCCCGGCTTGGTTAGCCACGTCCAGAACGCAGCAACGTCGGCGGGAGACTCGACTACGCGGATGTCGAGTTCGGCAAGAGGGTTCTTGGGCACGATGGGTGCCACAACGTCTTGGGTCACCACAGCCTCCCGCACGACGCGCAGGCGTGGTACTCGCTCACCGCGTGCGGCATGCGCTCACAGTGGCAGGTGTGGTCCATGGACAGGACTGTCGAGGCTTCGCACCGCTGCTGCCTCGGGAAAGGGATGATCATCTCGTGTGCTTCCGGCTTGAAGATGGAGAGAGGCGGGTCGTTTCCGACCCGCCCCTCGTTTGCTGGATCAGCTAGCCGGGGTGCCCGGCCAAGCGAACGCCTGCTGCGCGGCAGCCGGGTCCGCAGGTGCCGTGTTCAGCGGCTGTGCCGGGGCCTGAGCCTGCACCGGAGCCGTGGCTCCGAGTGCCACACCGAGGGTCGGAGGAGCCTCAGCCGGGGCCTGTGCCATGGTCGAGATCGTCCGGCTGTAGTTGACGTTGGCCTGATCCTGCCCGTTGAACTGCCGGATCGTGGTCCTGATCGACACGACCGAGCCGACCATGCGGGCTGCGATCTCCTCCATGGAGGGGCGGCTGTTCTTGATCCATCCCGGCTCGGCGCCGCAGATGGCCAGCGACTGCGAGAAGATCCGCGCAGCAACCGGGGACTCCGGAGACCACGTCATCTGGTCCGGGATCGTGGTGCCGACCTCGGGTCCTTCGATGACCTTCAACACGAGCTTGATGGCCTGCTTGCCGGTGCCGGTCTGCGCGGCTGTTGCCTTGGTGATCTCCACCGTGTAGGTGCCCGGGTCGATGACCTTGGGGAGAAGCTCTTCGCCAAGTGCGTCGTAGTCGTCCGCGAGATTGAAGCCCATGTTCGTTGTCCTGTTCGTTGTCTGATGTTGTCGTTTACTTGCTGGCTGCAGCAGGCATGTCGTCCGGGTCCAGCATCGGTCCGTGGCTCCCGAAGTCGGACGGGGTTGTGTCAACCGCTGCCGGTGCCGAGATGGCCGTGTGCGTGGAGTAGACCGCCTGAATCAGTGCGGAGAACGTGATGTTCTTGGCGCTGACTTCCTCCTGCGTTGCGCCGGACACGTCCGGCAGGATGAGGATCGGGGGAATCCGACCGCCCACCCGCTCGCCCGCGAGGTACTTCGGGGTCTTGCGGGTGTAGAGCTTGCGCTGCTCGATGCCGCCCGGACCGGGCTCGTTGTCGAGGAACGCCGTGATGTCGAGCAGGTACGGGATCGAGTCCTGCAACTGCCCCTGCAGGAACGGGTAGTAGCGCCCGTCCTGCTTGACCTTGGTCATGGCCGTGACCACTACTGCCTGCAGCGGGTTGGTCGGGTGACCGGTCAGGTCACGCAGGTCCCGGATGAGCCCCGCTACTTCGCGGAGCGCCGAGCCCCACTGCTGTACCTGCACCGATGCCCGGCCCGCAATGTGTTCGAGGTAGCGCTGCTGCAACTCGGAGACCGAGTCGAGGGAGACGCTGACGAACGGGTGCTTGCCGGACAGCAACCACTTCACCGCGTTGACCGCATCCATCCACTCCCGGATGGGCACGACCACGGTATCCCACGTTCCGTCGGGCACTGGAGGGGCGCTCTTCGCGTCCCACTCGACTGCCTTCAAGGGGAGGAATCGGGCTGCCATCTCCACGTCAAGGTACAACCTCGGGGTGGGGGTGGACGCCGCGAGCAGGGACTTGCCTGCCTTGCTTGGCCCGTGAACGAGCATGGACAAAGACTGAACCACTGGTGCCTGCTTCCGTTCTAGCATTCAACGTAGAATGGAGAAACACTAGCATGTTCACAACTCAACTTCAAGCATGCCGCGCCGCCATCGCTCGAAGTCAGCGCGGGCGTTGGCAATGGATCGAGGCTCCTTGCCGGGTGACATCGTGATGACCGTCTTCCCGTCCGGAGCACGCATCTGGACGTGGTTGGAAGCAGTCAGCATTCCGGTCCAGCCCTGCTCGAACGCCTCCTTGATCAGCTTCCTGATCCCGTCGTTGAAGTGCCGCAGGGTCTTCGGGCACAGCCGCTGGCGCTTAGCCATGGAGCTTGCAATCCGGGAGGGACACCCCGGTGCCGATTCGGCATCCGCACGGTGGGAGAGCAGAGAGCCCGTACGCCGCCGTCGGGGTGTAGAGGTGCTGTGCCGCGTAGGCCCAGCAGTCGTTGTCCGTGGCCGAGAGCAGTTTGCCGCTGGGGTGCACGGTCGGCTTGTACGCCTCCCCGGTGTTGTAGCGGGAGACCCCTCCCAGCACCCGGGTGAGCAGGCTGCCGGGGAAGTGGTCCCACGGCTTGGGTTCGCGGTGGGCGACGAAGTCAACCAACCCCCGCGCGAGGTGGGTGTAGTCCACCCCGACTGATCCGGAGCCCCGACCGCAGAGGAACCCGCTGTGGTTGGGGGAACCGGGTGGGGTGTAGGAGACACCGCGTACTGCACGGTGCGGGGCGAGGCCCGGGAGCATGTAGTTCCCGTTCCACTGCGCGACCCCACCGAAGGGGTAGTTCAGGTGGGCGACGAACATGTCCCGGGTGACGGGCAGGTAGATCCACGAGCGCCGCAGGATGTGGCCAACGGTCTCGGAGACCATGACGGCGAAGTCCGGGCTGCCACGCAGGAACGAGCGCGTGCCATCGAGGGGGTCGATGGTCCAGTAGGTGTTGAGTTTCTCGGCCATCTGCTGCACGCCGTGGATCGACATGCCGTTGACGGCATCGCACTCCTCACCGATCACAGTCACTCCGGGGTCCAGCACGTTCAGTGCCTTGGTGATGATCGCCTCAGCCTCGTGGTCCGCAATGGTGACCGGGCTGCCGTCGGACTTGTTGGTCGAGGCGAGGGCGCCCGGGGTGAGTCGGTTGGCCGGAGTGAACCGGGGCATGATCGCTGCCACCGCCGCCTCACGGATGAGGTCGGAGATGGTGTCTGTCGGGGGTCTGTCTTGTGTCATGTGCACATTCTATGTGTCTATGTCTCTATCTGTCAATATTCCAAGGTGTCTGGTAGAGTGTCTTCATGCCTCTAGTGACCTCATACTCCAGCCTGCAGATGTTCGCGGAATGCCCGCGCCAGTGGTACCTGAAGGACTACCGGCGCCTGAAGCCCATCGTTGAGAAGCGCACGGGCGCGCTCGGGTTCGGTGGTCGCATCCACACCGCCTTGGAGTTCTGGGGAAAGGGTGCCGACCTGATCGAGGTGTGGCACGCGCTGTCCTCGCACGAGTACGCGCTGTTGGATGCAGCCGGTGGTGGGCAGTGGGACACCTCCGATCTCGACAAGGAGACCAAGCTCGGGCTGGTGATGCTGGAGGGGTTCCTCGAATGGTTCGCCACCGAGGGTGACGAGCAGGAGTTCGAGGTGGTGGCCGTCGAGAAGCAGATGAAGAACCTGCTCCACGTGCTGACCCCGGCGGGGCAGTCGGTTGACATCTGGCTGTACGGCAAGCTTGACCAGTTGCTGCAGCACAAGGACACCGGTCGGTTCCGGATCAGGGACTGGAAGACCACGGCCAACCTCGAAGACGCCACCAACTCCAAGATGGATCAGTCCCCCCAGCCGCGCATCTACCGGGTGCTGCTGGCACAGGAGTTCCCGGGTCTGGACATCGACGGCATCCGCTACAGCATGCTCAGGAAGGTCCAGCGTTCGGCTCGGGCGACCCCGCCGTTCTACTGGAACTACGACATCATGCTCAACAGTTACAACCTGCAGGCGCACATGACGCGCGTGGAGGCGATGGCTGGGCGGGTGGTCGAGGCTACCGCTGCTCTGGACGCGGGCGAGGACCACGAGATGGTCACCCCGTTCCACGCGAGTTGGCGGTGCACCCCGTGCCCGGTCAAGGGCATCTGTGGTCTCTGGCAGCACACGGGCATTCAGGCGGGCGAGGACATGATCGAGGATCAGTTCACCATTGGCGATCCCTTCGCCCGCTACGAAGCAGAAGCTCAGGAGGACCATGTCATCTCGTGACCCGCTGATCCTCACAGCACTTGCTGCCGGGTGGGAGACCCGGATCATCCCCCGGCTGTCCGGGTACCCGGGAGAAGTGTGCTGGGAGTGGGAGGGGGCCAAGGACAGCTACGGGTACGGGACCGCTGCACTGCCGAAAGCATTGACTGCTGGGAAAACCATGATCGTGCGTGTGCACCGTGTGGTGTGGCTGGCCCTGCGGGGAGAGATCCCTGCCGGGCTGGTGCTGGACCATGACAACCCTGAGTTCGGATGTCAGAACCGGGCGTGCGCCTACCCGGGGCATCTAGAAGTGACTACCCGGGCAAGTAACTGCTCTCGTAATGGTCAGTCGCGCAGGACGCATTGCCCGGCTGGGCACCCGCTGGTTGAGGGGAACCTCACGGCTGGACCGGGAAGAAAGTGCCTGACCTGTTCACGAACGTGGGGTGCCGCACAGTCAAAGACTCTGGATCAGGCGGCGAAAGCCACCGGATTGACCGTCCGGGACTACCGAAAGATCCATGGGTACTCCGTGTCAACCGCGAGGGAGTTCATCAATGGCGGTTCTTGAAGTTCTGGCCGTTGACCCCGGCGTGCTATCGGGGATCGTGCTTGGGCTGAACCCGGAGCCCGGAGTGATCGAGCCTCTCCACTGGTGGGAGATCGAGCAGCAAGACACCTGTGACCTGATCGTGAAGTGGTGCAACACCCCCGGTCTGAACGCGCGGAAGGTGCTCGTGATCGAGCGGTTCATCCCCCGAGGTGGGCCGATCACTTTCGTGCCCGCGTCGTTGGAGATCATCGGCGTGGCCCGGTGGGCGGCGAAGGTGGCGGGTGTCCGGTTCGTGACGCAGTCCCCCGCCGACATGAAGCAGATCCGCCCGCTCGTGGTGAAGCAGTTCCCGAAGATCGGCAGGGGCGGGAAGGGCCACGCGAAGGATGCGCTGGCCCACCTCTATCTGTTCGCCTAGCTTGTGTGTGTAGTTGTATGTGTGTTATTCTCTCTACGTGAGAGTGAACATATTCGAGAACCGCCTGACCGTCCAGACCGGCTACGCCGCGCGTGAAGTGATGAAGGACCTGCCGGGCGCGCGGTGGAGCAAGGATCTGGCCCGCTGGACCTACCCGCTGATCTACCCGTCCGCGCTCGCACTGGGCTGGGCTGCCGGTCAGTTGGGTGAGACCGTCCAGCCTGAGACCCAAGAGGTCGTTGACTGGGTCGTCGGACAGCAAGAAGCGTGGGACATCCTGACCGGGGCGAGCAAGAAGCTGCTGTCGGATGAGCCCGTACCCGGGTGGTTCGGCCACCAAGTACAAGGCGCTTGCTGGCTGTCGATGCCGGGCGCGGAGGGCGGTCGTCTGGACACAGGCGAGACCGGCTCCGGAAAGACCGCCACCACCCTTCGTGGTCTGTGGCACCTGTGGACGCACGGCGATACCCGCCCCGCTCTGGTGAGCACGCTGGTGTCGGTGAAGGGCGGATGGAACTCCGAGATCACCCGGGTGGCCAAAGACCTCCCGCTACCGAACGGCGCCCAGTGGCGCGCGGTCGTGCTCCGGGGGACCGCAGTCCAGCGGCGCAAGCTGCTGGCAGGCGTGGCCGAGGAGGTGGAGGCAGGCACAGCCGTGGGGATAGTCGTGATCACCAACCACGAGCAGTTGCGGATGCACTCCAAGATGACCGGCTACGGAGACATCGCGTTGTCCCGCTGCCCGCAGCACGGCGGAGTCCGTGAGGGTAGCGGCATGGTCACGCTGGACAAGTGTGAGGCGCACCCGAAGGAGTTCAACGCGATCCCGTGGTGTGCAGTCGTGTTCGATGAGGCACACCGCCTGATGAACCCGAAGGCCAAGCAGACCCGCAGCGCGTGGGCCATCGCTGACGCGACTGATCACCGCTGGGGGCTGACTGGCACTCCGGGATCTCGCGCAGTGATCGAGAACACGTGGGGGCTGCTCCGGCTGGTGTCCGGCAAGGACTGGCCCCCGAAGTCCTCGTGGACCGCCTACTACGCCGAGACCGGCTACAACTCCATGGGCTTCTGGGAGGTCGGCGCACTGAAGACCGAGCACGAGGAGGAGTTCCGCGCCGCCTACGATGCGCTGACCCGCCGGGTGCTGAAGAAGCAGGTGCTCGACCTGCCACCCCTGCTGCGTGGTGGCACCCTCGTCCGTGAGATCGAGATGAGCGCCCCGCAGAAGAAGGCCTACGTGGAGATGCGCGACAAGCTGAAGACGATGACCGAGAAGGGCCTGCTCACCGCGCAGAACATGCTGGTGCAGGCATCGCGGTTGACCGGCCTTGCGTCGGCAACGGGTGAACTCGGGGACATCACGGTGACCGTGGACGAGGAGGGCGAGGAGCACGAGCACATCGAGATGAACCTGATCTACCCCTCGAACAAGGCCGATGCAGTGGTTGACATGATCAAGGCCGGAGACGTGGAGCCGGGCACCGTGCTCCAGTTCGTGTCCCGGAAGCTGCTCTACCTCGTGCGGGACAAGCTGATCACCTCCGACGTTCTGACCTACGGGCAGATGGGCATCATCGCCGGGGACGTGTCGGAGGCCGAACGGACCAAGGCGATGGCCCTGTTCCAAGCGGGCAAGATCCCGTTCTTCGCCTTCACCGTGGGCGCCGGGGGTACGGGTATCACCCTGACCCGCGCGCACACCATGGTGGCCGTCCAGAGGCCGTGGAGCAGCATCCAGCACTTGCAGGCGCAGGACCGCGTACACCGCATCGGGTCGGAACGCCACGAGGCCGTGACGATCATCGACCTGATCACGCCGGGGACCGTGGAGCTTGGCCAGATGGAACGGCTGCAGGACAACGCGGTCGCGCTGGAGCAGATCGTCAAGGACAAGGATCGTCTCGCTGAACTGCTGTTCGGCTGATTGAAGGAGGAAGCAATGAGCAAAGCACTGATCGTCGTGGACCTGCAGGTGGACTTCTGTGAGGGCGGCAACCTGCCCGTCGTGGGCGGGAACGAGGTAGCCACACGGGTGAGCAACCTGATCGCCGGGCCGGACTACAAGGTGATCGCGGTCACCAAGGACTGGCACATCAACCCGGGCTCACATTTCGCGCAGGTGCCGGACTACAAAGATTCGTGGCCCGTGCACTGCGTGGCCGGAACGCTGGGCGCCCGGTTGCACAAGGACATCCACTCTGCCCAGAAGGAGGCGTCCGGCTGGCAGAAGAACAAGACCATCGAGTATTTCCACAAGGGCATGTACTCCGCCGACTACTCGGGATTCGACGGGGTCAACAGCAATGAGGTGCCGCTGGAGTTCTGGCTGCGGGCCTACGGCGTGGACGCGGTTGACATCGTCGGGCTCGCGTTCGACTACTGCGTGAAGGAGACCGCGCTGGACGCGGTAGGTCGTGGCTTCACGACGCGCGTGCTGACCTACTACACGGCAGCGGTCCGCCCTGAAAGCGAACTGGACGGCATCCGTGACGAACTGCTGGACTCCGAAGTGAAGCTGGTGGTCGGGGCATGAGACGGAGCCGGAGCGCGAAGCAGCGCTACATGTCGTTCGTGGAGAGTCTCGACCACACCGTGGTCATGCTCGCGGCCAACCACCCGACCCGGGATGGCGCCCGGGAGGCGGGGCTGGACTACATCCGTGCCCATCCTCGGGACTGGCAGGAGTTCGACACCCTCCGGGTGGTCGAGCAGGTCGAGGACATCGACGTGTCGATGGTGGCCGGGGCCTAAGCAGAAGATACCCGACACGTGACAACGGAAAACATACGCAATGTGAGTTACACTGATGCACACACAGGCAGAAGGAGGTGAACCAAGATGAAGTGGAAGGCAATCCCGGGCTGGCAAGGCTATGAGGTATCGGACGCTGGAGTAGTGCGCAGCATCCCCCGTGTGGTCGAGCATGCGAAAGGGCCTACCGCACGCGCTGGAAAGGTGCTGCGGCAGTCACTGGAGCGCGGCAAGTACGCGAGGGTCTACCTGCAGAATCAAGGCCGGAAGCGTACGGCGAAGGTTCACCACCTTGTGCTGGAGGCGTTTGTCGGACCCTGCCCTGCGGGGCTGGAGGCTCGGCATCTCAACGGTGCGTCTCTGGATAACCGCGTGAGGAACCTCACGTGGGGAACCCGATCCGAGAACGTTGCGGACCGGCTGCAGCACGGTGGCTACGGCTACCACCAAATCACCGTTTGGTCAGACTGGATGCTGGCCGCAATCACCGAAGGAGCAGTAACAGCATGAGTACAGACATCGTAGAGGCCTCCGCGAACGTGGTCCCCAAGGGACGCGGCACGAACCCTCTCAACGCTCCGGTACTGGACATTGCCGAGAAGCTGGCAGCCAACCCGGGGAAGTGGTTCCTGATCGGCAGCGGCGACCAGAAGAAGCGCTCGCGCCTCTCGAACGCTGCGGCCCTGCTCTCGGGCGGGCGCTACAAGCAACTGAAGGAGTTCTACGCCAAGGGCGAGTTCGAGGCCCGGGTGTCCGGCGCGAAGAACGCCCCGCACAAGGATGACTTCGAGGTCGGCGTGTTCGCCTGCTTCGTTCCGAAGTCCTGATGGCCCGCAAGGCAGAGCGGTTCATCCCGCTGCAGCCCGAGCAGGAGATCACGGAACGCGCGGCGGTCGGGATGCTTCAGTTGATCCTTAACGATTCACTGGCCGTGATGAAGAGCGAGGAGTATCACCCTGATGCCCGGCTGTTCGCCCAGCGGATCGCCTACAACGTGGTGACATGGAACGCAGTGACCGGCCCGCTGCAGTATTCGGTGGAGGACGTGCGGTCAGTCCGTGACAAGATCCGCTACGCGAGTGGCGGCGGGTAGACAATCAGCTAGGGAAACAAGAAACGCTCCGGGGAACGGTGAACCCGGAGCGTTTCTGTTGAGGCATGGGCCTCAGGCGGAAGCACGGCAAGCATAACGGGATGGAAGCAAAGATGCAAGCAAGTGAAGAACTGGAAGAACGCCTGACGTGGTTCGGCGTGTGGGGCTTGAACCCTCTCGGGGAGTGCGAGTGCCCGCAAGGTACCGGGATGCAGGTCTCCCGCGACGGCGGTGCGAGGTCTGGCTGGCGTGGAGGGTGCGGGTCGGTCGGCAAGCACCCGTGGCCGGGCTTCCCGCACGGTCTGAGTGATGCAGTGGGCTGGAACGAGTGGCAGGACGCGGAGCCCGTTGTGAAGGCGGGAGGAGGTCGTCCGGCAGCAGTGCTACCGGACTGGCTCTGGGTGCTGGACGTGGACTCGGAGGTGGGGTGGCGGAACCTGCTGGCCCTGATCCTCGCAGGAGCCGTCCCGTTCGAGAACATCATCCGTACGGCGAAGACGCGGCGCGGCTGGCATGTGTACTACGCACCGGACTGGGCGGAGGGCTGGCGCGGGCGTACGGCGCAGGGTGTGGTCAACCACGAGATCCAGAAGCTGGGCCGCAAGGTGTCCGGGCTGGACGTGAAGACGTTCGGCGGGTACGTGGTCTGGCCGGATGGCAAGGAGCGCAACTGGGTGCCTCTGGGCGTGTTCGCGCGCAGCGTGGAGTTCGGTCTCGGACCCGGGATGCGCGGTCGCCCGAAGAGTTCGTTCGGGCTGGCGCGTTTGGGCTCCGACAAGCCTCCCCGGGAATATGCTGGTGACCCCGGTGGAGACGGCGGAGCGTCATCTTCAATGGCACAACAGGCGGTTGCGGCCATGTCCGAGTACGTCACCGGGGATCAACTGGAACGGTGGCAGGAACAGGAGTTGGCGGCTATGGGTCTACGGATGACGAATGCACCGGAGGGGTCGCGCAACGTCGCGCTCAACCGCTGTGCGTTCATCGAGGGCCGTCGCTGCCTGAGTGTGGGGGTGCCCGCGCAGACGGTCCGCGCGCACCTTGAACGGTGGGGCCTCAGCTTGGGACTCGACCCTGCCGAAGTAAGGGCGACTGTTCGCTCGGGACTAGGACTGGAAGCATGAATGTCGAGGCAGTCAAGAAGCTGGCAGACGGAGCCCTCTCGGACGGAGGCTGGGCAACCAAGAC